TTCGTGGGGGTGCCGCCGCTTCTTCTACTAACCTTCAGGCTGCTGCGATAGCAACAGGAAGTGCTATTTCCTATTCGCTTGGCCGCGCCCCCGGCTTCTTTGATGTGGTGTGCTATACGGGGACGGGTGTATCTGGTGTTACTGTTAATCATAACCTTGGCACCTCGCCACAATTAGTAATTACTAAAGTAAGAAATTTTACAGGCGAAGATTGGGTTGTTCATTACAATAGCGGGTCATCTATTGTTGGGGGCTATCTTAATAACACCACTGCCTTTGCTAACTCTTCAACTGCTCCATCAACTGATATAAGAAATTTAACAAGCACAACCTACACGTTAAATACAAGTAACAGGCGGGTAAACGGCGTTTATAATTACGTTGCCTATCTCTTCGCCACAGTCGCAGGCGTATCCAAGGTCTTCAGTTATACAGGCAACGGTTCAAGCCAAACAATCAATTGTGGCTTCACGGGCGGAGCGCGCTTTGTCCTTATTAAAAGAACAGACTCCACAGGGAACTGGACCGTTTTCGATAGCGCCCGAGGCATAGTTGCAGGTAATGATCCGGCGCTTTATTTGAATAGTACTGCGGCAGAAGTCACAACGATTGATGCTGTGGATACCGATTCCAGCGGCTTTATTGTAAACCAAGATGCCACTCTCAATTTGAACGTAAACAGTGCTTCCTATATCGGATTGGCAATTGCGTAATGGAATTCATCTACGTTATCGAAAATAAAATTTCTGGAAAATTCTATATAGGCAGGACGAACAATCCTAGCATGCGAAGGCGCGGGCATTTTTCTGAGTTGCGTAGAGGTATACACGGAAATCCTAGGCTTCAAGCTTCATTCAATAAGCATGGTGAAGAAGCATTTGAGTTTCGTGTTGTTGATTCTGCCGAGTCCATTTACATTGAAGCAAAGGAAGCCGAGTGGTTTGCTGCCTTTGAAACAGATAAGGCGTATCTCTATAATTGTCACTTTGAGACACTTGGTGGTCCAAAAATTTACAAGCCTCATAGTCCTGAAAGCGCGGCCAAAATTTCAGAGGCTATCAAAAACGGCACAAGAAAATACATTTTTACTATTCTTGATGAGCGGTATGGCGGCTTACCCCTTCGAACTCTATCTAAAAAATACGGTGTTGGCACCAACACGTTGATTAGGTACACTCCAGAATGGGAGCGGTTGCGCGGCCTAAAAATGCCTAAAAGCGCCCAACAGGAATCTACTCGTCAGCGAGTGGCTGAATTTGTAAAAGCATTCAAAACTGTTGGTGAAAATGCCTTGCGTGAAATAAAAGCATTTAAACTGACACGCAAAACCCTTGCCAAATACCTACCTGAGTTTGGATTGTCCATGGACGACTTGCGTCTTGATAGCTGGAAACACGAAGCCAAACAGAATGCGCTGGCAGCAATACAGATGGTTAAGGATACCGGCTGTACTGCACAACAGGCTATTAAAATTTGTGGAGCAACAACCACAACCTTCTACAAATATTCATAAGGAGCAACCATGGAAATTCGCATTCAAGCTACGGGAGCAGTCGTTCAGGAACAAGAGTTCCGGGCTATGTTCCCCAACACCAGCCTTCCCGTCCCCCTGACCGAATCCGCTATCAACGGTCTCGGCGGCGACATCGTCTTCGAAGGTCCCTACCCCGTAGCTACCCGCTATCAGACCGTCGTGCGGCAAGGCGTCATCCAGATCGGTGACAAGTGGCATACCAATTACGTTGCCATCGACCTGCCTCCTGAAGCCTGCGCTGCCCTCGATGCCCAGCAAGCTGCTGCTGTCCGCGCTGATCGTAACGCCCGTCTTGCTGCCTGCGATTGGACCCAGCTTTCAGACGCACCTGTAGATGATCTTGCGTGGGCAGTCTACCGTCAAGCCCTGCGCGACATCACCTCTCAGCCCGGCTTTCCGTGGGAAATCACTTGGCCCAATGAGCCGCAGTGAGCTTTGGTGAGAATGTTGACAGGCTTCTCACCCGCGAGTATATTGCGCTCCTAACCTAGGAGCCACATCATGTCCGACAAAACTAACCGCATCCAACTCCTTAACGATGCCAAGCAGCAACTGTCGCCATGGACCACGGAGGACGGGCGCCTCTTCCTCGACTATACTGAGGGAGGCATCCGTCGTTCGTTGTCCGTTTCGCCCGCAGGCCATTGCGACTTCCGGGGCTGGTTCACTTCCTTCTGCGTCGACCAAATCAGCATCGTGCCCAACAGCGATCTCCTGAACACGGCCCAGACCTACTTCTCGCATTGGGTACGTACGCAGGGCCGCAAGCTCAAAGACTCCATCCGCATTGGCGGCAAGGTCGGCGAACTCTACATCGACATTGGCAACGACTTCAACGATGCGTGGTGCATCACTTCCTCCGGCATCGAGCGCATCTCGGGTGGTCCTACCCACATCCGCCTTCTGCGCGGCGCGGGCATGCTGCCCCTCGTCGACCCCGATCTCTCCACACCTGCTTCCGAATTCCCCTCCTTGTTGCGCCGCTTCATTGCTGCTGACGACGACAACCTAATGCTCCTCACCGCGTGGCTCCTTGGCTGCATGCGCCCCGAAGGTCCCTATCCGGTCCTCACCATATCGGGCGAGCAAGGCTCTGGCAAGTCCACCGTCCTGCGCCTCCTGCGCCGTATCATCGACCCGCACGCCCTCGACATGCGTACCCCGCCCGAAGACCAGCGCGACCTGCAAGCCATGGTCCGCAACTCCTTCATCCTCGCCTACGACAACGTCTCCTACATCTCCAACAAGATGTCCGACGCGCTTTGCGTCATCAGCACAGGCACTGGCGCCCAAGGTGGCCGCGCGCTCTACACCAACGCCGAAGAGTCCGCCGTGCGCGTCTGCCGCCCCGTAGCCATGAACGGCATCCCTGACGTCGTCGAACGTGGCGATCTTGTGGACCGCTCCATCCACGTACACCTGCCCCGCATCGACCCGCGCCAACGTCGCGACGACTTCGAGTTCTGGGAAACCTTTAGCACGCTGCACTCAAAACTATTAGGCTCCCTCATGAATGCGGCATTGATTGCTACGCAAAACTATGGTAATGTAGTGCTGGCTGAAAAGCCACGTATGTCCGCATTTGCCGTGTGGGCCGTTGCCGCCGAAAACGCTTTTGGTTGGCCGGAAGGGCGCTTGATGCAAGTCTATAGCAACAACCGTTCCAACGCCGAAATCCAAATGCTCGAATTCAACGGCATGGCCTCCGCGCTCTTGCGGATGATGGAAAAGCAGAAGGAATTTTCAGGCACCTACTCCGACCTGATTGGACAACTTGAAATGCACATTGGACCACGTGAGCGTTTGCCTCAGACATCACACGGCGTTGCTGCCGAACTGAAGCGTATTCGCCCCGCCCTTGAACGTCATGGCTTGCGGTTCTTTAATGCTGGCCGCGTCACCCACGCACAAGAAGGCCAGAAGGGTCGCTCGCGTTTGTCCATCGTGCGTTGCGATGATGACGAGGCACCGCCTTCATGAGTGACGAACCCAAGCGAAGCACCAAACCCAAACCCAAATACCTAGTCGAAGCAGAGAAGCGGGCGGCAGCCAAGCGTCCTAACCCGCCTTCTCAATCGAATCGTGCGGCAATCTACAGACGCGAACTCCGTGAACTCAATATCCACAAGCCTGCCCGCACCGTCAAGTCCTACAACGTCAAAGCCATCCGCGATGTGCGCGATCACCTGCGCGAAACTTGGCAAGCGAACTGGGACAAAATCTCCAAAATAAAGCGCCTCACCCCCAAGCAAGTCGAGTTTGCCCGCCAATACGCCCTAAATGGGCGCACCAACAAATGCGGCGCCATGCGTCTCGCGGGCTACGACACCAACAACTCGCGCGTCCTTTTGGCGATGGCAGACGAGAACCTGTCCATCCCCTACTTCCATGACCTAGTCACAGCCTTCGAGATCGAGGAGAAAGCCCGCATGAAAATCAACGTCGAAGATGTCGTCAAATGGTTCAACGACATTGCCACCCAAGCCATGCAGTCTGGCGACTTCACCAACGCCAACCGCGCCATGGAAAACCTTGCCAAGTACCTGGGCATGTTTGTCGAAAAGAAAGAAATCACGCACCGCACGATCCACTCCAAAGAAGAACTCGACACCCGCATCAGCGAACTGACTGCCATCCTCAAGGAAGCAGAGCCGGACATTGAGCGCAAACTCCGTATCCACTAAAACATATCAGTCCGCAACCCCATGTAAACGGGGCCATTTGGGATCGCGTTATATCAATAACGGCGGATGTGTTATGTGCGCTCAAGCCAGAGTAAAAGCGTGGGCGGCTACAAACAGGGAAGCAGTCGCGCGCAACTCTAAAACGTATGCCGACAAAAATCGTAAGGCGGTCAACGCCAGAATCAAAGATTGGAAGAGTCGGAATATCGAAAAGGTTAGGACGCAGACAGCGACAAGGCGCGCAAAAAGAAAGTATGCCCAGCCCGAATGGGTAAGTAGTTCTGACCTTTTATCGGTGTACGCCCAAGCCAAACGGGTATCCGATATGATTGGTTACGAATACCATGTGGACCATATTGTTCCTTTACAGGGAGAATTGGTTTGTGGATTGCATGTTCCTTGGAATCTCCAAATAATTCCGGCTTGGCAGAACCTTCAAAAACAAAACAGCTATGACCATGAATAACAGAATTCCCGTCGAAGACTCTTTGCTGCAAGCCAAAGCTGAGTTGGCAGACCTTCTTGAGAAGAAGGCAATTATCGAAGCCCGTGAAGAGTTTTATGTCTTCGTTAAGCTGCTCGCCCATTTGATGTTAGACGGCAATTCCTACCGAGACGGGCGCCACATCGAAGCCATTGCCGCCACCCTCCAAGACGTGGACGCAGGCTCCGTCGACCGCCTCATGCTCATGCTGCCGCCTGGCTCCATGAAGTCCGTTCTCCTTATGCTCTTCACGGCTTGGTGCATGGGTCGCCATCCCACTTGGCGTTTCATGTGGATTTCGCACACCACCGACAAGGCCGTCGAATGTTCGGGCCGTATCCGCGATCTCGTGCGTTCTTCCGAATACCTCGAAATCTTTCCGGGCGTGCAAATCCGCGACGACATGTCGGGTGTCACCAACTGGAAGCTGGCCACTGGCGGTTCCTTCATGCCAGCGGGCGCGGGCAAATCCATCGCTGGATACCGCTTCAACTTGGGCATTCTCGATGACCCCCTCTCCGAACAGACCGCCAAATCCGACACCGAGCGCGAGCGCGTCAACAACTGGTATGGCCCCGGCTTCCGCTCCCGTAAGCTGCCCGACTCCCGGATTGTCCTCGTTAATACGCGCTGGCACGTCCGCGATCTTAGCGGTTACCTGCTCGACAAGTCCGCCCGCAATGCCCGCGTCGACCAGTGGGAAGTCATCTCCATACCAGCCATCCTCGACAAGCCCGCGTCCGACTATCTGATGCTGCCGGAAGGCCAATCCTACTGGCCCCAGTTCATTACGATGGACGACCTCATATCCACCCGCGAAGGTCTGTCGCGTTCCGATTGGGGCGCTCTGTACATGCAGACCCCGACCGGGGAGGACGGTAACGTCTTCAACAAAGACGACTTTCAGGATTGGGACGAGGACGACCCGCCCGAATGTGACGAGATCATCCAGACCCTCGACACGGCTTTCAGTACCAAATCCAAAGCTGACTTCTCGGTCATCCAGACCTGGGGCATATTCCATCTGACCTTCACGGACGAGAAAGGCTATGAATATCAAGAGCCTAACGCGATCCTCCTCAATCAAGTGCGGGGCCGCTGGTCCTTCCCCCAACTCCGGGCCGCTGCCAAAGAGCAACATTCCATCTTTAAGCCTGACCGGATCATCATCGAAAACAAAGCCTCGGGCCAATCCCTCCTCCAAGACCTGAAGCTTAACGGCTTGCCCGTGTTGCCTTTTCAGCCGGATCGTGATAAAGTAGCTCGTGCCCACGCGGTGTCGGGCATCATCGAACGTCAGCGTGTCTGGATACCCCTGAAGCGCAAGTACGGTGCCGAACTCCTTCAAGAGGCCCTCGAATTCCCCAAGGGCGCTCACGATGACGCCGTCGATGCCATGGTCATGGCCCTGCTGTATTTGCGGCGCCGCTACGAACTGACCCAAGAAACAGTCAACCAGCCTGACCGCGTCTCGCGTCGCAAACCCTTCCGTTCCTATTGGAGTCAAGTAACCCATGTCCGATAATCTCGAAACCGAAGAACCCGTTATGGAATTCGAATTCTCCGAAGACTCTTTGGAGGTGATTCCAGACGTCGAGGAAATCGAAGTCGACATGTCGTTCGGCGCCAACTTGGCACCCCTACTAGAAGACAACGTGCTGCGCGATATAGGCTCGGCCCGGCAAGACGCCCTCCAGAACTTCAAGAACGGGCGCCAGGAATGGGAAGAGAAGATCAAGCTGGGCGTCCAATGGCTGGGCCTGAACACCGACGGCGCGGGCAATGCCGATGTCGAAGGCGCATGCACGGCGGTCCACCCCCTCCTCATCGAGAACGTCGTCAAATTCCAGGCCAAAGCCATCCAAGAACTCTGGCCCGCGAAAGGTCCGGTTCGGACCAAAATCCGTGGCTATGTAGACGTGCCCCGCGAACAGGCTGCCGCGCGCGTCCGCACCTACATGAACTACCAACTCACCGAGCAAATCCCTGGCTTCTACAATGACCTCGAACGGAACCTGTTCCGCGTGGGCTTCATGGGCGTGGGCATCCGCAAGGTGGGCTGGAATGGCGTGACCGATGTGCCCGACCCCACCATCGTCTATGTCGAGAACTTCTACACCGATCCGGCCAGCGCCCACCTTCGCGACGCTGAAGAGTACATCGAGATCATGGAACTGTCCGTTCGCAAGATGGACAACCTCGTAGCCTCTGGCACCTTCCTGCCCGCTTCCGAAAACGACGAAGAAGAAACCCTCGACACCAACGAGATCACCGATGCCATCGCCAAAGCCCAAGGCTTCGACATGTCCCTCGAACGCAAGGGCTATTCGGTCGGCGAGTCCCACTGCTACCTCGATATGAACGGCGACGATCCCCTCCTGCCCGAAGGCGGCTACGCGCCCTACATCGTCCATTTCAACTCCAAGACGGGCAGCGTCTACTCCATCAAGCGCAACTGGCGTGAAGCTGACCCGGCCCGCCAAAAGCGCCAGTGGTACACCGTCGATCAGTTCATTCCGGCGTTCGGCTTCTATGCCCTC